TATAAATACAACACTTAGGAGAATAAATAATGGCATCAACATTTACAGATCTTGGCTTAGAGCTAATGGCAACCGGCGAAAATGCTGGTACTTGGGGAACAAAAACAAACGCAAATTTAAGTCTTATTGAACAATTAACTGGTGGAGTTTTAAGTTTAGCTGTTGCAGGATCAGGAACTACAGCTTTAACAATTCAAGACGGTGCTTTAACAGGTACTGCTCAACAAAGAATTATAGAACTTACAGGTGCTCTTACAGGATCAAGAGTTTTAACATTTCCTCTACTTACAGAAACTTTTTACATTATTAAAAATGGAACCACTAATGCACAAACATTACAATTAAAAGCAGCATCTGGTTCAGGCGCAACAGTTACTTTTGCAGCAGATAACAAAGGATATAAACTTATTTATCTTGATGGTGTTGCAACAAACACCGGTGTTTTTGAAATGCCTTTTGGAGTCGGCGATGTAACTCTTACTGGTACACAGACTTTAACAAACAAAACTTTAACTAGTCCTACAATTGGAACAAAAATTGCAGATACTAACGGAAATGAATTATTACTTTTAACAGCTACAGGTTCAGCGGTTAATGAATTTACTTTAGCAAATGCTTCAACAGGTAATGGGCCAACTCTTTCAGCAACAGGTGAAACTAATGTTGGTATAAATATTAATCCTAAAGGAACAGGAGTTTTTAAATCAGGATCTGGTGCAGTTAAAATTGCAGGACTTGAGACTATGTGGGTTCCAGCTTCAGCAATGTATGCATCAACAACTAATGGTGCTGATGCAGAACAAATTGAAACAACAGCTAATTCAAAACCAGATTTAAAAGTATTTGATTTTGATGCAAGCGCAAAACAAACGACACAATTTTCAGTAGCTTTTCCAAAATCTTGGAATGAAGGAACAATTACTTACCAATGTTTTTGGACACCAAGTACTACTAATACAGGAAATTGTTTATTTAGATTATCAGCAGTTTCAGTTGCCGACGGAGCAACTATTGATGTTACTTTTGGAACTGAAGTAGAAATTACAGACGCTGGTGTAGGAACAGTTGAAGACCAACAAGTTAGTGCTGTGAGTGGTGCAGTTACAGTTAAAAGTGCAGCAGTAGATACACAAACTTATTTTAAATTTGCAAGAGAAGCAGGTGCAGGTGGGGATACGTTTACTGGAGAAGCAAGAGTTCTTGGTATCAAATTATTCTTTACTACTGACGCAGCTAACGACGCATAAGAAATTTAGATATGAGAGATATTAAAAATAAACTTACTTCAGGTAAGAACACAAAAAATATTAAAAACAGAAGAGGTAAATCTTTTGGTTATCAAGTCTTAGGATTTGGTGCTGGTGGTCCTCCTCCTCCTCCTTTTATAGTTGCTACAGGTGGAACAGTTACAACAACTGGTAATTGCAAAATTCATACATTTACAGGTTCTGGAAGTTTTGTAGTTACTGCCATTGGAACTTGTGGACCCAGTAGTGTTGATTTCTTAGTAATAGCTGGTGGTGGAGCCCAGGAGATAAATGGTGGTGGAGGGGCTGGAGGTTTTAGAACTTCTTTTCCAAGTCCTGCAGGTGTTATTCCTTTATCAAAACAAAGTTATCCTATTACAGTTGGTGCTGGAGCATCTGGAACTTCAAATGGTTCAAATTCTATATTTTCTACAATTACATCTACTGGTGGTGGAGGCGCAAATGGTCCGAATGGTAATGGTAATCCTGGTGGTTCTGGCGGGGGTGGAGCTATACGTTGTTTTCCTGGTCCAGGAAGTGGAAGTCACCAAGGTAATGCTGGAGCAGGTAATACTCCTCCAACAAGTCCTCCTCAAGGTAATGCTGGTGGAACAGCAAGTCCTAGATCAGGTCCAGGCGCACCTATAGCTGGAGGTGGTGGAGGTGGTGCTGGTGGCTCAGGTAGTAATGGTGCAGAAGGACCTCCGGGAACAGGTGGAAATGGTGGTGCTGGAACAGCAAATTCAATTACAGGTTCATCTGTTACAAGAGCAGGTGGAGGTGGAGGTGGTGTAGGTAGACACTTTGGTCCTACAGATACATTTGTTGGAGGAACAGGTGGAAGCGGTGGTGGAGGAAATGGTAAAACCGTAGATGGTTTATCACCTCCTAATAATGGAACAACTAACACAGGCGGAGGCGGTGGTGGCCGTGGAGGCACTGGTGGCTCAGGATTAGTAATCATAAGATACAAGTTTCAATAGAGTAACATTATAAATATAGATATTAATAATGAAAAAAATATGTATTGTTGGTGGAGGAACAGCAGGTCTTGTTACTGCTTTAATTCTTAAAACTCGTTTTTCATCTTTACAAATAGACATAATCAAATCAGATAAAATAGGTATCATAGGTGTAGGTGAAGGCTCTACTGAACATTGGAAAGAATTTACTGATTTTACAGGTATTGCTATAAAAGAACTTATCAAAGAAACAGATGCCACATTTAAAGGTGGTATTATGTTTGAAGATTGGACTAAACAACCATATTATCATAGTATTATAAGTAGTATAAGTGATATTAAATTTGGTCAATATCAAGCTGGTTATGCTTATTCTATCATCAATAATTTAAAACCTAAAGAATATACAAGTAAAGATAGTTGGAATAATAAAATTAAAGATAATGACTTGCCATATCAATTTCATTTCAACACCTTTAAATTAAATAATTTTCTTTTAAAAAAATGTAAAGAAAAAAATATTAATATCTATGAAGATGAAATTACAAAAGTTAATATTAAAAAAGGTAATATAGAAAGTATTGAAAGCCAATCTAAAAAGTATAAACACGATTTTTATATTGATAGTACAGGTTTTAAAAGATTACTTATTTCAAAGTTAGGTGCTAAATGGAAATCTTATTCAAAGTATTTGCCTATGAATGAAGCGATTGCATTCCCTACACCCGATACAGATGAATATGCACCTTATACATTAGCCAAAGCAATGTCTTCAGGTTGGTTGTGGCGAATACCTACACAAGGTCGTTGGGGAAATGGATATGTTTTTGATAATAGATATATTAATGCTGAACAAGCTAAAAAAGAATGTGAGAAGTATCTAGGACATAAAATAGAAGTAGGTAAAAATATAAAGTTTGAAGCTGGAGCTTTAGATCAAGCTTGGATAAGTAACTGTGTGGCAACAGGTTTAAGTTCAAGTTTTATAGAACCTTTGGAAGCCTCGTCAATAGGAACATCAATTCAACAAGCATTTATGTTAATTCATTTTATTATTAATTATAAGGAAACTGATATTGAATTGTATAATACACGATTTAAATGTATAATAGAAAATATAAGAGATTTTGTTTTGTTACATTATCTAACAGGTAAAAAAGATAGTAAGTTTTGGAAAGAGTTTAAACCTAATCTACCTGAATCACTAAAAAAAAATTTACAAAAGTGGAAACATAGACTACCCATTGAAGAAGATTTTCCTGGTGGATATCAACTATTTAATCAACCCAATTTTGCTATTCTTTTAAAAGAGTTAAATTTAGTTGATAAAAAGTCAATTAAGAAAGAATATGATAGTTTATCAGATGATTTTAAAAAATATACAAAGAATAGAATAAAAAAATATAACGAGTTTTATAAAGATACAAATACTTTAGGACATAAACAATTTCTACAATCATTTTATTATAAATAGTCTTAACAACAATTACTTGAATGGTCTTCTCTAATAAGATATAAGAACATTCATATATAATAAAAAATAACTATGGCACATTTTGCAAAAATATCAGAAACAAATGAAGTTCTACAAGTATTAACATTAAACAATGTCGACATGCATAACGCTGACGGTGTTGAAGATGAAACAGTTGGACAACAATATTTAGAGACACATAATAATTGGCCTTCACATTTATGGATTCAAACATCTTACAATACATTTGGTGGAACACATTCATCTGGTGATAACTCAAAAGCATTTAGAGGAAACTATGCAAGTATAGGTTATACTTGGGATATAAATAATCAAATTTTTTGGAATAAAAAACTTTATGCATCTTGGGTAAAACATTTTGCATCAGCTTCTTGGAAATCACCTATTGGTGATGCTCCAGAATTAACAGCTGAACAAATTTCACAAAACGAAACAACTACTCATTCTTGGGGTTACTCTTGGGATGAAGCTAGTATAACTTGGGACTTGACAGACGCTTTAGCATAAATTAAAAATGGTGGTGGTATGCAAAAGAAAGTATTAAACGAACAAGCTTTATATTATGGTGATGTCAATATGCCAAAGCATTGGGAAATTGATAGCAATGATTTAGCTCATCATATTTTACACTCTAATTTAAAAAGTAATGAGTTACAATTTTCAAGAACTTGGGATGTGCTAAATACTTATATGAAAGACTTTATTGGTCTTGAACATGGTATAAGTTTAGTTAACAAATTAACTTGGGGAAATATCTATAAACCCAATGAGACAACAATTCCTTTATTAAATATTGATCCGGTGGATCTACGTAACTCTCCAGACTTTACTATGCTTTACGGAGTTAAAGTTAAAGATTGTTTTGTTCGAATTCACTTTGATGATAATAGACGTAAGGGAAGAAGTTGGAATATAGAACTTAAAAACAATATGTTTATTATGTTTCCATCGACGAATATGTATTACCTAACTAACACTCAAAAGGATAGTTTGAATTTTGTACAGACTATAACCTATGAATATATCTAATTACTATTGGTATTTTAAATCAGCCATACCTGCAAAAATCTGTGATGACATTGTAAAATATGGATTAACAAAAACAGAAACTATGGCAAGAACAGGTGGCTATGACGATAAAGAATTAACAAAAGATCAAATTAGAGATATGAAAATGAAAAGAAATTCTGATCTAGTTTGGTTAAATGATACTTGGATTTATAAAGAATTACATCCTTATATACACAAAGCTAATAAGTTTGCTGGTTGGAATTATGAATGGGATAGAAGTGAGTCTTGTCAATTTACAAAATACAAACTTAATCAATACTATGATTGGCACTGTGATTCTTGGGATAAACCTTATGAAAAAGAAGGACCTGACAATGGTAAAATTCGAAAACTATCTATGACGTGTCAGTTAACCGATGGTTCAGAATATGAAGGTGGAGAACTAGAGTTTGATTTTAGAAACTACGCTCCCCATATGCGAGAAGAAGCTAAACATTTGGAACAAGCAAAAGAAATTTTACCTAAAGGGTCTATAATTGTTTTTCCATCATTTGTATGGCATAGAGTTAAACCTGTAACGAAAGGAACAAGATATTCATTGGTGATGTGGAACCTGGGATATCCATTTAAATAATATGAATGTAAATAATTACTTCAATACTACAATTTGGTCAGAACAAAAACCAGAGTTTATAAAATCTTTAACTAAAGCTTCTAACAAATACATTAAAGCTGCTAAAAATTTTCCAGAAGCTAAAGCACATATAAAAAAGTTTGGTGACTTTGGAAGAAGTTACCACTCTGCACCACTTACAACTGATAATAATTTTAGAGATTTTAGAGATTATATAGGTCTAAAGTCTTGGGAATATTTAGATCATCAAGGTTATGATATGTCAGAATACACTACTATGTTTAGTGAGATGTGGGTACAAGAGTTTGCTAAAAAAGGAGGAGGACATCATTCAGCACACGTGCATTGGAACCAACACGTATCAGGATTTTATTTTTTAAAGGCAAGTGAAAAAACATCAATGCCAATATTTCACGAGCCACGTACTGGAGCAAGGTCAACTAAATTAAAAATGAAAACTAATATAAAAGAAATTCTTAATGGAAATGAACTGATTCATTTTAAACCTCAACCAGGAACATTAATTATATTTCCAGGTTTTTTAGAACATGAGTTTTCAATGGACTTTGGTATTGAGCCTTTTAGATTTATACATTGGAATATTCAAGCGTTACCAAAAGGAATAGTTAAAGATGTCGTTTAAAAAAAATAAATATATAATTATAAAACAAGCTATTAATAAAGATTTAGCTTTATTCTTGTACAATTATTTTCATATGAAGAGACAGGTATTAAATACCTGTCTTAATGCAAGGTTTATATCTCCGTATGAAACATTACTAGGTGAGTACGAAGGAGCTGACAGTCAGATTCCACATACCTATTCAAACTATTCTGATATAGCTATGGAAACTTTAATGTTAAAATGCCAACCTATTATGGAAAAGGCTACTGGATTAAAATTATATCCAGCTTATACTTTTGCAAGGATTTATAAAAAAGGTGATAAACTTAAAAGACACAAAGATAGATTTAGTTGTGAAATATCTACCACTATGAATTTGGGTGGCGATGATTGGGCTATTTATTTAGAGCCATCAGGGGAAATTGGCAAAAAAGGTATTAAAGTAGATTTAAAACCAGGTGACATGTTAGTCTATTCTGGTTGTGAACTAGAGCATTGGCGAGAAAAATTTAAAGGCAAAGACTGTGCTCAAGTATTTCTTCATTATAACAATCGTAAAACTCCAGGGTCTAAAGATAATATGTTTGACAAGCGTTCACATTTAGGTCTTCCTTCTTGGTTTAAACGATGATATATACCTTATAATGAAGGCAGTAATCCACCATACCTACTGCCTTCTTTATAGGGATTTTATATGTTACAAAAACTAGGATTTTTACCAGGATTCAATAAACAAGTTACATCTACAGGAGCCGAGTCTCA